AAGTATGTTTCCAGCCGGTGTACCTAGTATTTCAACTTTACCCATTACATCATCACCCTTCCACCAAACTTCAGTTACATTGTGAGATACATTTGATAAATTTACTACTGAACTTTCAGGATGGTCAAGCTCTCCAAGGGCGCGTCTTTCTTTAATTTGGACACTTTTATAGTTTTTAACCTCCCGCATTAAAATTTCTCTAGGATAAACCCTTCCATTTTGATTTTGAGCGTCAGCTCTTTGTATGCATCCAGTTACAATTACTCGGCCGTTGTTTTTTGCTTCTGACTCATTAATCATTTGGGGACTAACCTCAAATGGAGTATAATCTATTAAAAGTTGCTTATTCATAATTTTCCCTATGCTACTGATCCGGCGATTCTCATTACATTTGGAAATTCACCATGTCCTAATGCAATTGAAGACCACCTAGTACCGTTAGGTGCTACTAAATAGTCTCTTCCTTCGCTTCCATAAACTAAAGAAGCAGTTGCAGCTGTGAAACTAGTTTCTGAGTCTCCTCTAACTGTTCCAGGTTCGGCAGTTGTAATTGCAATGGTTGCAGATGTTCCAACAGTGTTATTTGCTTCAGCATTTACCGTAGCTGTAAAGAAGTCTTGAGGATAAATTGACGTTGCAGTTAAATCTGAATTTTGAAATGGACCAAAATTGATAGCGTTTGCAACAGAAGTCAATATTGAAGTTGTTGTATGTGTTTGAACAGATAAATCTATAGAAGCCGTTAAGAAGTACGTTGCTCCTCCAAAATCTCCGTCTGTAGAAGATGCAGTTGCAGTCATATTAGATGAAGTTAAAAATGCAAGTCTAACTTTTGCTTGTCCTGGATTTGGTCTATCAGGTGTTCCTGTTACTCCTCCTTGAGAAATATAGAAATCTATATAATGACCATCTATTGAATTTTCTCTAACTAATTGTGTAAGCGCACCAGAACCTGTAAAGGCTGTCGTTGCATCAAACTGGAATGTTGTTGTTGTTTCTGTTCCAGCTTTGGCTTTTTTACGCAACGCTTTACCGGCTACTGGACCAGTAGTTACGTCTGATTGTTGATTTAAGTTTGCGTAATTAGCAATCTCAGTTAATTTTGATTCTTGTATATTAAAAAGTCTCATTTGTTCATGCATTGGAAGATCCCAACCCAAATGCTCTTTTCCTTCATATATAAAGGTTTTATTTTTAATACTATTTCTGAATGTTGGCCATGCGTATTGTGACATTGTTTTCTCCCTTGTTTAAGCTGATAGCTCTCTTAGTTTTCTTGATACCGTTAAGAGCCTTTCAGATATTTTACGTATTCTTGGCTGTGTAGGCTTCCAAAAATTGTCTGTTGATACACCCGCCTCAAGTTTTAGCTTTGTTGCTCTATTAATAATTCGTTCTATTTGATATAACCTTGTGTTTATTTCTTTTATTGCGCCATTTACTTTTTGCCTTGATGTTTTACTTTCGTCTTTCTTAAATGACGTATAGTTTTGATCATATAGTTCTTTAACTACCGAGTATCCAGTACTGTTTGTTGATATTTTTTTCTTTTTATTTTTATCGCCTTTTTTAGAAAACGCGTAAGGTGTTTGATAACCTGGAACGCCTGCAGTTGTGGAGGCTTCATCTAGTTCTTCGTCCATACAACCTTCTTCGCAAAGTATTTCATCAATTATTTCTTGTAATTTTTCACTAATTGACATTATTTAGCTCCTCTAACAATTCATATACATTCATCATAGTTACCAGGTAAGATTCATTTACAAGGTTTGATTTTTCAATCCTTGACAATTGTTTTGCAACTTCTTTCAATTTTATTGTTGTTATCTTATCATCAATTTTATTTGCAAAAGCTTTAATTTTTTTGCTGGACTGTATTGCTTCTACGTTTAGGTGTTCTACTAGTTCTGAGCTTTGGCCGCTGATATATTTTTTAAGCAATATCCGTTGGTTTGAATTTAAGCTATTGCCGTAGGTTTCATTAAACTTTTCTAAAAGAACACGATAGCTTAGCAATCGCATAGACTTATCTTGCTTAGAAAATTCTTTTATTACTTTATCCTGAGAGGTTTTAGGAGACGTAGAAATCACGTGCTCAACTATAGTTTCTCTACATGATATTATCAACTTTGGATCATTTATTGTTGTTGTTGATATTGATTCAAATAGCTGATAAATAGAAGCGTTTAGCCTGTAGTTGCTTATTTTAGTCTTAAAAAAAGATTCTAATTGGTAGTGTTTTCCAATATCTTTTATAAGGTTATATTTTTGCCTTTTTAATATTGCTGAAGAAACCTTTAGTCTTTCCTTTAATACGATATCTAAAAATTTTTCTGCTTTAGATTGGTGATTAAATTTTTCCTTAATTAAAGAATTGTATAAATCTAACTCTCGTTTTAAAGTTTTACTTTTTCCAAAATATTCTTTTACTATCTTTAAGGCTGGAGGCTGTTCCACGCCATTTAAGGTATCGGCTGTAATTTGCCTAACCAACAACTCAAACAGTACACCTGTATTTTTTACCTTAGAATGTTTTATATTTCTTGCCACAAAAAGTCTCCTTTTTTAGTACATACTTATATTCATATATAAATATATTAAAATTTCTGTTATGTTAAGTCTTTGTCTATTAAATTAGACTCGTCTAACATATCAGTCTTTTCTTTCAATATTGAACGCTTATTTTTGAATAAATCTATAGAATTTGCAATTTCTTTAGCCAAGGGGCTATTTCCTTTGTATGTGTGCTTTATTCCCCTATCTCTATTTTTCATATCGCGTTTGTTTTTTTCTTTACCAAGTGGATCTCTTCCTCTTGCACCATTATCTGTACCGTAATAATCTCCTTCTACAGGTCTTCCTACGTCGTTATCGGTTTTTCCACCTCTAGTTTTTCTAGTATCGCCAGAAGCTCTAAGTTGGGTTTGCTTGTTTCTTTTTCTGGCTTCTTCAGCAACTGTTGGCTCTTTGGCTGGATCTATACCTTCAGAACTTATCTTTTCTTTTCTAAAGTTTTGTATGGTATCTTCAACTACTTTTTCTCTTTGGCCTTTAACTTCTTCTTTACTCATTCCAAATATTTTATCATATATCCAATCTTCAGATAACATTTGGCCAGTTTTCATTTCATCAGCCAGTCTGTTTTTAGAAGACCAAAGTTCTACTTTTTCTTGTTCAGCTATTGTTGAAGGGTTTGTTAATTCAATACTAAAACCAACAAGGTCTGCGTCGGTATATCCTTGAGTATATAGATGGACAAGCGCTATTTTAGTTAATTCTGAAACAGCTATACGTTGTATTCTTTCAACTGTTCTAGCAAACCTGACGTCTAATGCAGCTAGAGTTGCCTTACCGTCAACTCCTTCTTCATATCCAACAAACGCCTTTGGTATTCTTAAAGATGCGAGCATTCTATTTTTAAGATATTCTATATCTTCTGTTCCTGTCCATTCCAATCCTCCAAGGTCTTCTATTTTAGTACCGCTGTTTCCACCTCTTGTTGGAAGATAAAAGTCTTCTAACATGTTTTGAAGGTTAAATTTAAGATTATAATCGCCAGTGTTTTGATCTATATACGGAGTTTTTTTCATTCTATTTATTACCTGTTGCATATAGTTGTCTACTTCAGCTGGTGGTATATTGCCAATGTCAATATTAAACACGCGCTTGGACGGTGCTCTCATTATACGATGAATCATCATAGCGTCTTCCATAAGAGTTAATTGTTTCCAAGTTTTTCTTCCGCCTTCAAGTATAGACTTTCCGTATGGTAAAAAGTTTGTATCACTAAGCATTCTAAAGTGGGCAATTTCATAATTTTCAAAATAAGTTTTTTGTCCTGCAGGTTTGTGATAGTTTGACGAAGCTCCACCAAATGATGGATCGTGTAAAAATCTAACATATTCAGGCTTTGAAGGATCTGTACCTTCTTCTCTAATAACTTCATACACGGAGATTGGTTGTACTCCAGTAACTCCAACTTTTTCTAAGATGTCCATTTTAAGATAGCAGTCACCATACTTAACCATGTTTCTTATCCATGGCCATAAGTTAAACTCTATATTTAATACATCATAAAATAAATTGTGAAGGATATCTTTTATTTCTTCTTTGTCTGCCGTTATTTTTAATATATCGCCAAATTCATTCTTTATGGTTGATTCATCTGAATATATATCCAAGGCTGAAGATATTATTGAGTCACTATCCATCGATTCATATTCAGAAAATAGTTCTAATCTCATTTGAGCAAACGCGTTTGAGGGATTGTAAACACTATCATGGCCATTTGACGAATGTATCCTATTAAACCTGTCTACTAAAGAGTTTGATGCTAAATTCCCAGCGGATTGTAGCCTTGAGGGATCCACAACCTTTAATTTTTTATCACCAACCTGCCTAACAACTGTTGATGTTGAGAATGCTTTTTTTAATCTTCCAAAAAATGTTTTATCTGCCATAATTTTCCTCTATAACCTATTTAATTAGCCAGGTTAAATCTTCGTCCTTACCGCCAACTTTATGTTGCCATGGGTTACTATTTAAACCTGTATTTGTGTATATTCCGCCAGATCCTTTTGCAATTTTACTTATTGCTAATTTATCTAGCTCTATACCTTGTTGTTTTAATTTTAGTGCCGTATCTCTTACCCACATTCCTATGCTAAATGCCATTACCAAGTCATCGTTATAGC